ATTCCTCTACGTCTCGTGGGCTCGGAGATGTGTATAAGAGACAGATGTATGACCGTAGTACTGTTCTCAAAATGCTCATTAACAATAGGAAGTTTGTCTACATTTTCTCTTTCTACAGAGAAACCTACACCTGTTCCACACATAAGTATATACATACATTCATCAAAGGAACGTGGACTATCTACGGGTATGTAACTACAGTTATAACCACCTACATGACATCTATCTAAAGCAGGTCCTGATGTCATTAAGGCTCTCATGCTAGGCATGACACCTAAGTTCATTATCTGTGCAGATAGTTTTTCTTTTAGTGCTTTAGTTATATTATAGTTGTGATTCTTCTTTAAATGATTCTCTATATAATCAAAATATCTATCAACAGTTTCTCCCCAATTCTCTCTTCTTTGGTCATTATCTCGCCATCTTGCATAGCGAGAAAGGGCAATGAAATTTTGATAGTCTGTAGGTAAATAATTATTTAACATTTATGTCTCCGTCAATACTTTTAGTTTTGTTATTTTTGTTCCATCTATATCATAGAAAAATTCTCTTATGTAATCTTCAAATTCTTCAGTTAAATCTCCGTCAGCGGGAATTGCATATTCATCTGGGTCAACAGATATAGTGCAGATAATTTTAACTCTTACCATCATATACCTCAATAAGTTTATTCAGATACCATTGTGCTTTCTTGAGGTCTTCTGTACCATTCTTATATCTATATCTCCATAGATATTTAAATACATTCCCTTGTAGATAATAATCAAAACCATTGGTAAGCATTGCTTCTAATGCATCTATGGTTTCTATGCCTGCCTTATTGTAATGAGGTGGATGGTTAACCATATCAGAATTTAATTTTTCAGCTTCTTGCTCTGCTCTCATTTTCATATACTCCATGTGTCTTAACATTTATCTTTTCTTCCAAATGATACAGATATAACATTATCTGTGTAAGTTGTTATAGGTTGTTTTTCAGTATATGAATCTACAGCTTCTTTGTCAAATACATTAACAACATAATCATTTATTTTATCTCGTAAAGATGGTTCAGTCTCCATGAAGTTTAATGTTGAACAGAGCATCTTACATATATGTTCTACTTGATAATAATCATCATCATCTAATGGATTAGCTGGATTGGGCACAATAGCTAATTCAATACCACCATTCCATTTACCATTACTATTTAAGTGGGGATTTACTCTAATAATAAAATCTTCAGGTAAGATAGTTCTATTAGTAGTTCCTGAGTCCTTTTCCATACTTTGTTTCTCCTGTTAACTTTCTTCCCATAAATTTTATTTTTTTAGGATGTTTGTTTTTGCCTTTTTCTTTAAGCCACTCTTCAGGTATGATTCTATCATAATACCTAAAACCATATTTAATGCACCATTGTGCATATGTTGACTTAGCTCCTTTACTTAATCGAGCACGACTATTTGTGAATACAAATCTAATATCTAAATTAGGGTGTTGCTTTTGTATTGCTAAATGTTTTCTTCTATCAGAAGCTAGAAATCTACCTTTTGTTTCAATGATAATTCCGTTGTACAATACAAAGTCAGGGGTATAGGTGCGATAAGCTAGGTCTTCCCATTCTATCTTAATGCTTTCATAGGAGTATGGGCATTTTTTTTCACTAAGATAGATGGAAAGTTTATGCTCTAAGCCACTCCTATACCCATTCTTTATAGCATCTCTTCTTATTTTATGAGGAGACAACTAGAAGTTTCGCCATGAAATAAATGGATTACTGTATGAATAAGTATTCGTATAACCTAAGTTTTTAAGTTCTTCTTTTACTGCTTCATCAGCTGCTTTTCTAGCTTCTATGGCATCACGTAAACCTGCTGTACGCATATCACGATATTCCCTTTTAGCTTCAGCTAATTGTTTTTCCATTTCTTCAATGTTTGCCTTTAGTTCGTCTAAAGATTTACTCACGCTACTCTCCTTTCATTTTTATATACTGAACCATCTTTGGTTCTTTAGCTTGAGACATTTGTGCAGGTAACTCACGAAGAGTTTCCCAACATAATTTTCTGTACTCACAAAAAGTACAGTTTTTGTTAAGAACCATATTGCCTGTAGGAACTTTTCTAAAAAACTCAGGCTCAGGTTCAAAACACCGTTTTAATTCTTTTTGTTCTGCGGCTTTTATTGTTTCTTTTATCTTATTTATTTCTGCATCTAAATCCATATTGGCGGCTGATACATATTTAAACTGACCATTTGCTTTGTTTACAACCCACCAACCGCCAACCTTCTTTCCTGAAGCTTTGGCATAACCTGCTAGTTGTCCAATGTAACCAAAACTGTCACCACTTTTAAGTGATTCAAAAGATTCAAATTTATATTTGTATGACCAATCAGAAGCTGATTTAATATCATCTATGGCATCATGTAATACTATATCATATGTTCCCGTTACAGTTGTACCATCATCTAACTTGAGTTCTACTTCTGTATTGTCTTGGTATTTCATACCTGCTTCAGTCAGCAACCCTTTAAAGACAGCTTCAACTATATCACCTAACATCATATTCATAACAAATGTTGTAGGTTTAGGTAAGCCTTTGTCAGGGTGATTCTTTTGAAACCAAAGCTGACATGACGGTCTGCCAATATTAGATATACGATACCTAAAATTATCTCTTTTATTACCACCAGCAAATTGACGTTTCAAAGCATCTTTTATTTCTTCGCCTATTCTCTCTATAGTGGATTCACTCATTTGAGTTTCACCTTGAGTAGCATCTTCAAGATACTGATGAATCGCCAATTCTGCTGGATGGTTCATTATGCTACCTCTTCAGAAGAGTCTATATCAATGAAGTCATCTACAGTGTCCATATCTTCTTGACTTATATTGCTGCCATTATGTATGCTCCATTCATTAATGATATACTCATTATAATTTTGAATCCAAGCAATAAAATCAGCAAACATTGTTTGGTCACTATCTGTTAGAGTAACCTTTGTTGTAACATCTAAACTAGGTCTTGGAAGATAGAACGAATTACCATTAGGCAACTTCCTTTCTTCTGTGTTTAGCACAATGTTATGTTGCACTGGTAGTCTCTTCATTTGTGCTAACTTAGCAAAGGGTGCACCCATGATTTTAAATGCATCACGGTTATCTATTTCCCAAATAAATGGAGACTCCTGCAACTCAGTAGACTCACCCCTATCATTGATAGTGTTTTCTAGAGTTATTAATCCAAATATAACACGCACTCTTTTTATTTGTTTTAATAAATCTTGTTGAGTCACTGGTAATGATTTAAAATCCTTTACATATCCTGCAGGTTTACCACAGTTAAATGTACCTTGATTGTCTTTTAAATCTATATTTAAACTATCAGCCATTACAGTTTTGTGATACGTTCCCATAGGTTCGCCTGCTTTAGCATTAGTATTTTTAATGAACCTTTTATACATAAACCTTTGCATAAAGGGTCTGATAGTTGCTGATGAACCATAATAAGTTTCAACTTCAGGTTTATCTAGGCGATATGTACCACCATTGACAACCTCAACTTTAACACTCTTACCATTCATATCTGTCTCACCCATAATTGGAGAATGGTTAATTCTCAATCTAGGTAAGGTATTACTCTTCTTAGTTTCAGAAGAGCTTTCTCCTGCGATACCCATAGCTTTTGCCATAGCGGCATAGTTATTTGTATCAATAGTTACTAAATCACTCATATGTGATACCTCTCTTTCTTTTAAGTTTCATAGTTATATCATGCGACATCTTTTGTGTCAAGCCAATTGTCACCTATTTTTGCTTCTAATAGTAAGGGTACATTTAACTCGATAGCAAAATTTCTTTCTACTAATTGTTTTAACTCATTATTTATATCTTTAATAGTATTTATGACTAAGTTTATCTCATTAGGATGAACGTCAACTACAACAGAATCATGCACACTATTCACTATACAAGAGTTAAAATGTTTTAGTTTTTCTTCCATATGCATAAGCACTAAGGGCACTATATCAGCAGTAGCAAATGATTGTACAGGATAGTTTTTAATTTGTGTAAAGTTAGTTACTCCACCACTAGATAATCTTTTTATATGAGGAAAGGCAAACTGCCTTCCTGAAGGTGTTGTAATCATTCCTTTGTTCATAGCTTCTGAAGCCAATCGGGAATGCCATGACTTGATTCCTTTGTATTTTTGTGTGAAGTGTTCATAATATTTAGCTTCTGCTTCTGTTCTGCCAAAACCTGTTGCTCCGTAGAGTGGTGCAAACGTGTGTGCTTTCGCATCTTGGCGAGAAGTCTGTTGACCCGCATCTGTAATAACCTTAGACGTATATGAGTGAACATCAAATCCAGTAGTGACCTCTTCAATTGCAACTCCATCTTGTGATAAATAAGCAGCGACTCTAAACTCTAGCTGTGCAAAGTCAGCTTCAAGTATCTTGCCACCTTCCCAACGTGATACAAACACTTTCTTTACAGGAAACGTACCACCTCTAGGCATGTTCTGCATGTTAGGGTCTGCACCACTAAATCTACCTGTAGAAGTTCTGTGTTGTAATAATCGTACATGAAGCTTACCATCAGGTTTCATATATGTGTTTATGCCTTGTACAAAAGAAGATAGATATGTATCCAATGCTGAAAGTCTTTGTAAATCATAAAGAAAACTATAAGCAGTTTCTGAGTTTGTTCTTTTAGTGACATGTTGCAGTACCTCCAACATCTTTTTATTGACACTAAATCCATTTGCACTTATCCATTTAACTGAAGGCACATTAAATTTAAGACCTGCTATCTGTTGTGTAGGAACAAAAATGTAGCCAAGACTATGACAAGTATTACATTTGGGTAATTTAGCATAAAGAGTTCCATCCTTTTTTACCTTTCGTATTGTACCTGTTCCATTACACTCTCTACATTTCTGTGCTCTAGTTTTATATACTATGTCTGTATTCTCTTCTATTTTAGATTTTAACTCTTCTTTACTCATGTAAGGAACAAAGTGATTCATCCAAGTTGTTTTATCTTTTGGTTTTCTACTATAAATAATCCAAGACATTTGTTCTGGACTATTTAAATTTATAGGAGTATCACCCATAAGGTCATACACTTGCCTATTTAATCTTTCTTCAATGTCAGCTTTCTCTTTCTCAAACTCCTCTCTTACTTCATTTAATTTAGATACATCAATAGTAAATCCTACTTGATATATTCTAGCCAAAGTAATAGCAACACGATTTGTTAGTAAGACTGTATTCATTAGTCCTGAATATTCTACTGTGTTAAGTTTTCTGTATATAGCATCTGACAGTTCTTGTGTAGCCTTTAAGTCAGCAGATAAATAATCAGATAATTCTTGCTTAGGTATCTCATCAATAGGAACTTTATTTTTAAAATACTCTTTCATAGTATCTTGTTTCTTAGTATCTAAATCATATCTATTTGCACAAGCTTCAAGAGACAATGGTTCTTTTATTCCACGTTGTAAAACATACTCGCCTAACATTGTATCAAAAACAGGACCATCATATTTTAAACCACACTCCCATAACCATAGTAAATCATGTACTATGTTATGACCTATGAGTATGGTTGCTTCATCTAATAACTCTTGCACACCTGTAAAGTCATCTCTAAACAAGTATTCTTCGCCTTTATCTGTAAGACAACCAACCATAACAAGCTTGTTGTTCGTCTCAAATGGGTCAAGGTGTAACTTGCCATCTCTATGAGTAACAGTATTTTCTACGTCAAGTGTTAGCTTCATTTAACTTATCCTTGTATATATAATTACTTACAAAGTGCTGTAAATCTTTTTTGTGTTTATACCATTTCGATTTATTAACAACTCTCCATGTGTTTGTAGTAATGCTAATAACAAATTTACCATCTACTAAAGCTAAACCTCTATCATAATCCTCTACTACATTACATAGCCTTATAAGTTGTATTAATTTTTCAAATTTTTTAACTTTTCTACGATGGCTATTACTATAATAGTCTTTATGATAATTATTTTTTGCACACAAGTCAGCTAATTTTTTTTCTTCTTCCATACAAAACTCAAGGTTAGGTATATCTTCTTTAGTATATACATTCATTTTTTTGTCTGTACTCATGCTGTATACCTAGCTGTTCTGTAGTCAAGTTCACATGTAATACTTCCATGCCAACCTGTCAACTTATTTTTAACAACATTTAAATGTCTCTGTGGACCTTCTTCATCTTGTCCTTCTATTGGTGGGTTCTTCGCAATCAACACCATGAGGTCAGCTTCTGCAGCTTTACCTGTACGTGAACCTTCCATCATTGATTGATTAAGAATAACTTTACCTTCTGCATCAGCAGATAATTGAGACATATAAAACATAGCACAGTTATGTGACTTCGCTATCTGTCTTGCATAAATTGCATTAGCTTTTAATGCTTCATCAGGTCTTGCAAAGCCACCAGTTCTAGCAAACTTATCACCCATATCTAAGACAACAATATCAGGCTTATATGATTTACATACACTCTCTACCCATGCCATGTCACGATTAGATGCATCTTTAATCTCTATGTGCTTACGTACAGGATTATATAACTCATGTGCTTTTTGTGGATTATCTTTGACTTGATGCATTGTCATGCCTGTCGCAGCCGTTAGATATCTAGCTCCAACTCTATGTGGACCTTCCTCATTACAAAGGATAATACATCTAGCACCTTGATGTGCAAAGCCACCCGGGGATGCAATCAGAGAAGCATGAAAAGATGTCTTACCTGTATTTGGTCTAGCACCTACTTCAATTAGATGACCTGCATTCACACCCTCTACAACCCTCGTTAGACTAGGTATACTAAAATTCCACTTAGCTTCTAAATCATTCTTGGATAGCAAAGCATCAATGCTTATATCTTCCCACTGTATATTTAGATTAGGAGTAAAATCATCACCATACTGCTCCAAAATATTACGAAGAGGTTCAAGTGTAGATTGAGCACCATTGACATAATCAAAACCAAGATTAGCAATGTCTTCACCCACAACTTGTTGAAACAATTTAGATAAAACTTCTTGTGCAACGTCTTCTCCCATAGGTTGTTCTCGTTTAATTTGATTAAACAGAGAAGAGTACGCTTGCTTTTGTGCAGTAGTCATTGATGGATTACTTGACACAAACAGTGCTTCAATCTCATCAGGTGTTACTGTTCTTTCGTAAGTAGACATAGCATTATCTAATGCTTGCTTAATCTTCCTTACATCTTTACTGAATAATCGGTCTGGACATTTTGCACCTCTATGCTCATCATAGAATGTTTTGTCCATTAGGCTTCGTATTAATGATAATTCCATATTTTACTCCTTTGGGGTTAGGAAATATAAATTGTTTAAGTCTTCTTCTCTTCTATATTTCAAATCATCTTTCAGTCTTAGTACTTTTACTTGTTTAACGTAGTTGCGTAACTCTTTAGCAAACTGCATTATCTTCTCTAGTGCGTCGGGGTCTAGGGCAATAATTGCTGTTGAGAACTGTGACAAGTATTGCTTATGTGATTCAGATAAAGATGTTCCTAGCACAGCAACCCCAACAATTTTTGTGCTTGCAACCACAGCTGCACTCACACAATCCTCAACAACAACAGCAGTTGTACCATGTCCTTGAGAATAAGGCAAGTTGTTTTTTCCGTATCGTTTCCATTTAGGTATCATTTTACCTAATGAACGACCCGCACCATCAATAATTTTATTATTGTGTACGATAGGAAACACTGCTCTGTTCTCCTTGACATCATAGTACAAGTTTAGTTTGTCAGCAGATAATGACCATTTATCACACCACTCAGTAATTGCCTTACGATTACCATGTGGTACAACATGTTCAGGAAACTCAAAGTCTGTATCGTCTTCTTGTTCCCTCTGCTTATTCATTGCAGTGCGAATATCATCTACAGTGAGTGTAACACGAGAACTTCCTGATAAACTACAAGATATCTTGTAACAGTTCCACATTACTGCACCCATATTATTAGTCACTGTAAATGTATTTTTACTATTACAGTTAGGACAATCTAATCTTTTAGATTCTCCTACACTTAAATGTAAATCATTTATATAACTGTATATATCCATTTATATGTATCACTTATATGTATATATAATATTAGCTGTTCGGCACTTGCCTTGTGCTTATATCAACAGATTCACGTATTGTCAATGCTTTTTTTGCACTTAGGTAAGTATTTTTCATGTAAGGCATCACACTATTAGGATTTGAATGTCCTGTAACAGACATTATTTGACCCATAGATACACCAGCCTCAACCATTTCAGTTGTACCTGTTCTACGTAAATCTGCCAATCGTAGCTCATTAGGCAGTCCTGCAGAGGTCAAAGCACTTCTTCCTACCTTAGACACCCCATGTAAGCTATATGGCTTGTATGCCCCTCTAATCGCCTTTGGCATGGGTGCGACATATTCTTGGAATCCGTAGTCCTCTTTCTGCTGTTTTAACATTTCAAGTAATTCTTCACTAATAGGTAAGTGAACTGTAGCTCTACGTTTAGACTGCTCTAAATGTAAAATGCCCTTATTAAAATCAATACAATCAAACTTTAATAATCGCATATCTCCAATTCTTTGACACCACTCATATGCCATATGCACAATCAATCCTAAGTTACGTGTCTTAAAATTTGAGTAGGCATAATCCAAGAATTGTTTGACTTGTTCCCTTGTCCAAAGAGTTTTTCTAGACTTACTTGTTTTTCTTTTGAAGGTAGAGAAAGGGTTACCTTGAACGTAACCCATCTCCATTCCATAAGAATAAATTTTCCTTGACACAGAACATATATGATTAGCCATAGAAATGCCACGATTTAGCCACACTTCATAAGCTTTTTTAGCTTTTGCACCAGTCATATTTTTTAAATAAGTTCTTGACAAAGGTTTACCATCTACTTGTGTCTCTAACATGTTCTTGAGAAAGTATTGATAATCTTGTTTAGATTTATCAGCTAACATATTGAAATCACTAGATAATAAATATTCATCAGCCAAGCCTTGTACAGTAGGATTGTTTTGTACAGACACAATTTCAGATTGCTGTTGCAAAAATGCATCAATCAATTTATTAAATTCATTTGCTTGCTTTTTTGCTATTGACAAATCAGAACCTAAGTTAGTACGTGTGACAATACCCGCATCAATATATCTAGCAGATGGATTATACCTGTAAAAAGCCATACCGTTTCCATATCTTTGCTCCTGTAAATATCGTGGGAATTTATTCTTTTTCATAAATTGTTTCTCCTATACAATGATTACTCATGTAAGATTTATTATTATAAACACAAACAACTTTGATGTTTAGTTCTTTCTGTCTATCTGTTGTTTTCCCAGAAGACAAACGAATAGTACCATCTTTCTTTTGTGATATAATTGGTGTCTTTGCATCTAATAGAGTTACCTCGCCTGTATGATTGTTAAAGAGGATTATATCAATTATCCCTGTACAAGAAACATTTTTAAAAACTTCATAACCCTCTTTTAAAAAATGGTGACATATCTTTAGTTCAGTTATGTCACCTGTTCTTTTTTCACTATGCATTAAGCTGCAACCAATGCTTTGAACTTAGGGTGAGACAGCCACTTAGATACTTCGTGTTCTCTCTGCCACATTGATTCAGCTTTAGTATCATTACCAGTATCTCTTAGTATGAAACCATTTCTTTCATCAGCATAGCTTGAGTAGTTAGTAAATGCACTGTACAAACTAAATACGTTTGCACCTCTCACAGAAACTTCTTGTGCATAAAGACTAGCCATCTTCTCAGCTTTCCTATCAGAAGGGATAATCTCTTTGAGTAAGTCTTGCACCCTAACTAAGATTGGCATTGGTGTTTCTGCCCACCTTTGTAAGTTAGCTGACTGTGCATAGAAGTTCTGTCTAGCATCTTTAAGTTCTTGAATGAACCTATCCATGCAGAAGTTAGATGTATTCTTCTTACGTATCTTGTCATGTTCACCACCGACTTGACCATTTGTACAAAAGCTATCTATTTGTCCAAAGAATACTTGGTTAGAACATGAACCGTCTACAGCATGTAATCCAATAATTCTCTCATGCAAACTTGTCTCATGTTTGTCTGTCGTGATTAGTGACCGTACATTAGGCAATGTAATATCAACCATACCCCAAGCAT